AAATCATACTCTCTATTTGTAAATCCTCCACCAGTTGTAACTTGTCTTAAAGGCCCTAAATCAGTAAATTGACTATTACATAACAAATCCTCAGGCTGAACATAATTAAACGTCTCTAATGTCCTCCTATACGGTCTAATAATAGATTTTAGTAAACCAGTTTCAACATATCCTCCTGTTGCAATTATAAAAGATTTATTAATACTAAATTTATCAAAATAAGCAAATGTAGTTGGACTATAAGTGTAATAATTTACTACCGTTTCACCTTGTTGATAATCCAAAAATAAATCAGGATAACGTACTATCCACCATGCATTTAATGATTGAAAACATGTCATGTTAAAACGCTTCATTATTATATCTAAAACATCATAACAACTCATGTATTTATTGCCTTTTAAAAATGTATTACCTAATAAGGTTACATCTTCAAGTATTCTAGTTTCGCCTGTATCCAAAAATATTTCACCATCTGTTGGTGTTATGTGATTAATTACATTAAGTTTTAAATTATCAACATAAGTAGCCCTTAAACACAACTTAATAAAAGTTATCAATGGAATGTAACCTTCTAATGATATAACTTGTCGATATGTTATATCAAAAGTGCCTATAACTAATACTGGTATTTCTTCAACTATTTGAATGCACCACCCAGTATACACTAAATCAATTTCACCCAAATTAGCAACCATTGTAAATGGTGTGCCATCTATTGTAAAAGTTTGACCAGGTTGCACATTCCAAGTTGGCACATTTATAACAATGTATGGACCTGATGGAACAAATACACAACTTACATCTGTTAATGATGTTTCATCACCAAATAAAAAAGCTGCTCTATCTAAATTTATATCTTTTATAGTACCTAAGTTATCCGTTGCCGTTAGTGTGATTTCATGTACAAAATCAATTGCTATTTCACTACAATCATCTTGTTGTATAAATCCATCAAATAAAATTGTATCTGTTCCAATAACATCATTACCAGTAAATCTTACTCTATATTCATTATCATTATCACTATAAAAATCTAACAATGATAAAGTGCCTGTATTGATAAGGTTTATTGTTAGTGTACTTCCTTTTATTGGTGCCAATGGATCATCTTCCTGCCACTCATGTACAACTGGAGTAGCACCTAATATAACATCTATAGGATCACCAGTATAACTATCTTGATAGATTCCTAAAAAGTATCTACTTTGTGTTCTTACCGAATCAAATCTACCTCTATATTTTAATGCCATTATGTTGTGCGTGCATAAGTAGCACTATATTTTTTGTTACTAAAATAAATATCCTGACCTCTTAAAATGCCGTAAATCTCTACAGCTCCACCAACACCACCCATCATATTTGCTGTTTGTGCTGCAGGTAATACTTGACTGCCTCTCGGTAAGCTTATCATCTCTGGACCACGTTCACCAACTAATGCCATTCCACCAGGTGCATTACGTGTACCCACTGCAAATCTATTTTGAGTTGATGTAGCACTTTTTATAAGTGATCCTAAAGCAACTAATGCAACACCTGCAGCAATAACTAAAAATGGATTTGCTAAAGCTTGTGCTATTGCTGCTTGAGCTACTAATGCAGCCGCACCGATTGCAATTATTTGCTCTCCTAATGTAGATACAACACCACCCAATGCATTAAAAATACTTTGAAAAATATCACCAAAATTAGCTGTACCATTTATAGCTGCTGCTAATCCTTCACCGAGTCCTACTCCAATTGCAGAAATTGATGATTGTAATGCTGATGCTAATGCATCTGTAATGTCAACTGCTTGTTTTTTAATGTTATCAATACTTCCTTTAGGAATATCAAAAGGTATAGATATTGGTGTAAGATTAATCTGATCTTGTAATCCTTTAATTAAATCTTTAGGCTTAGCTTGTTCTAACGATTTCTTTAATGCATTTAATTGAATAACTAATGGAATAGTAAATGTTGGACTAGCTTTGAATTTTTTAACTGCAGTTTCAATAAATGATTCAAAAGCTTGAATATTTTGTTTTGTTGCTGGCTCATTAAATAAAAAAGCTATTTTTTCATTATTTACTAATGTTTGAATAAATGCTTTATAAGCATCTGATAATGTCTCAACTGATTTCTTTGATTTAGCTGCATTTTTTGCCCTTTCAGCTGCTGCCCTTTTATCTTCGGCTGTAGCTGCTCTATTTGTTGCTGCTTGTAATTGCCTAGCATCTATTAATTCATTTTCTTTTCTTATAGTTTGATTATAAACATCTAAAGCCGCTTTATAAGCTTGATTATATTCTTCTTCAGTTTTAAATTGATTTCTAGTAACTTCTTCTAAATTCATTAAAGCTTTTTGTCTTGCTTCAGTGGCTTTTACTAACTCCTCAGAAATTGTAATAAATTTAGCCTGTCTTTGTAAAACACCTTGCTGAGTTTTATCTTCAAATCTTGCGACAATATTTATATCATTTAATTTAGCTGAATTTTCAGCAACATTTATAAAATTATTCAACTCATCAGTAACAGCTGATAATTCTCTTTTTAATGCCTCTAAATCTTTTTTAAATAAATCTGAATTTTCTTTTGCATCTTTGCTTCCTCTAGTCCAAGCTTGAAAACCTATTTGTGCAAAAGTAATAGCTGCCGTTACTACACCAAATGCTAACCCTAATCCTGCAGGTCCACTAAGTCCACTAACCAAAGCTTTTAACGCTCCACCAGTGCTACCTGTCTCAGCCTTTAATCTGCCAAATGATTCTACTAATGGATTGATGTTATTTGCTATACCTATAAAGCCAAATGGGGCATCTTGTGCAATTCTAGATAGATTCTGTAATGATTGCCCAGCCTGTGCAGAACCAGTATTTAAATTGCTCTTTAATGCATCACCAGTCTTTTTAGCCTCAGTAGCTGTAGTCTTTAAAGCCTCAGATGTATTCTTAAGCCCTGTGCTAACCTTATCAAAACCGGTTGCCGTAACTATTATCTCTATCTCTTCTGCCATTATTTAATCTTTATATTGTGTCGCTCTAAAATAGCTTTGTACTGTTCTGAAGTCATTGGTTGTATTTGCTTTTTTTCTTCTTTTTCCATTGGCCAAAATCTATCAATTTTGCCTATTGCTTTACTTCCTGCCATTGCTTCTGCTATGCGAAAAGAGGCAAAACGAATGACCATAGCCGATTCCTTTTGCCTCTCCTGGTATCCCTCACACGCTGCATAAAACTCATGAGGCATTGAGCAATAATATTCATCTACACTCCATCCTAATTTTCCTAAAGCAAACTTAAGGTTGTCGTAGCAGTGTTCTCGATGGCTTTTTTTTTCTCTTCCTCTTGTATCTCTTGACCTTGTTTAATTAAATCATTCCAAACTTTAGTTTCATTAAGCAATGTAGTAATGGCTTGTATTTGCTCATTTTTATTTTCCATTGCATCTACCCACTCACATACTAACTCCCATGTATACTCGACATCCTCACGCTTTAATCTGCTATAACCAATCATACCACCGTACACCATTGCATACATAAATCCTGATGTAGTTTCGCCATCATTAAACTCGTGAAGCTTTTCAATGGCTAATTGATTGAATTTAATTCCGTACTCTTTGCCGTTTAGTTTAATTTTCATTTTGTTTGTTTTTAAAAATAGTTAATTTGATTGACTTAATTACAAGCCAATCAAATTAACCTATGTTATAAATTATGCTTCAATACTCAATGAAGGAACTCCTATGGGCTGTATAGTGCCAGTGAATGTCCCTATAGAATCGAATGCATAAGTTGAGCTTAATTCAGAAAAAAAGCCTACACCAACTTCTACTTCATCACCTGCTACTGGTGCTACAGGTGCAATTTTCCATGCAAATTTTGATTTACTTCTCAATAAAACTCTTAGGTCTGTACCACTAATTCTACCACTATCAGGATCTTGTAAATGTTGACCTTCAAATGAGTAAGATAACTCCAATGTACCAGGACTTTTATCCGGTCCACATGCTGAAGCTGCATCTACTACTGTTACTGAATCAGATTTGCTTACCGATGTAAGACAAACTACTGTATCATAAGCTATACCACCTGCAGGATCAATGAATAATAACATTGTACCACCGGCTACTTTGTGTTCTGCCATTTTATTTAAGTTTTAATTTGTTATGAAATTACGAAAATATCTTGTTTAAAAATCAATATACGTGAAATAAATACTTTGCCACCCAAATTACCAAAACGCTCTGTCCTATCAGTTTGTAAGGTTAAATTGCACATTTGCAATCCATAGGCTGATAAATCTATGTTTGACTGACCTTCTGGCTTTATTGCGTCTATAATAGCCCCACACGCTGTATTTAATGTTTTGCTGTTGTTGTATTTGTACTCCCAACTATGTATGCTTAATTGTATAGTTAAATTAACGTCTGATGTATTTGCTGTACTTGTCTCCGTTGATGTTGCATCATTTATAACACAATAAATTTTATGCTTTACATCATCCGGTTCTTCACCTTCATAAATAGGAATATCCAACCCATTTACTATCTCATAGTAAGCTTGTAATATTGCGCTGTTTACATCTCTCATAATTTAAATATTGCTTTTAAATTCTTCCTTAGCACTGGTAATGTTTTATTTACTGATGGATAAAGAAATGGTTTTGCTGGAATCCCTTCCTCCATTATTTGTTTAATGGTAAAATAAATATGTGCTTTATCAGTAATTCCCTTTCTAGCTGCCCATGCTTTTATAGACAATACAAACTCTTTAAATGTTCCACCTGATTTGCCTTTAAATGTTGCTGCATATGTTTGCCAATCTGCAGGCAAAGCACTTACATAAGCAGCTGCAAATTTTCTAGTACCAAATTCAATATATGCTGCATATTTTGCTGATGCTACAACACTTGCTGAACCTTGTCCATATCTTGGACTTATTGACCTAAGTAACATTCCCTCATCACTACTTTTTTGACTAACTATTGATTTTGCCATTGCAGCCGTATCATCTGCCCAAGCATTTAGCTCAGCCTGTACATCTTGTTGTACATCCTTAGCCAACTTATCCATCTTTTTAATTAGCGTATCTATGCCTTTTACTTCTAATTGCATTAGTAATATAATATGGTTGCAACCTCGTTAACTTCAAAATAA